ATCTTTAGACCAACCCTCAAACGGATACAATGCTTTTGGAAGTTTGGCAATAGCCTCAGCAAGATTAGTGGTTTGTAATTGAGACTTGACTAACTCTGTTGCTAACTTGGAAGCCTCTGAAGCATTTTCTTGAAGTAACGCAAGTTGTAAAGACAATCTTAATTTTTCTTGATCTGTTATTTTGTTTTGTAATGCTGCATAAATCTGAATTTGGTCAAGATCAAACAGGCTAGAAATCTGTTCAAGTTTCTTTCGATCAGCCTCAATTTTCTTTTGCTCGGCGATTAAAGCCTTTTCTTTAGCAATGGCGGCTTGTCTTGCCCTTAACTGTCTTGCAGCCTCTTTCTGTAAAGCCTTTTCCTCTTTTTGTAATGCTGTATAATCAAACTTCATAGCCATTGGGTCAAAAGGTTTATCAAAGTTCATTTTGTAACTCATCGTATTTTTGTTTAATTTTAACAAATTGTCTTTATCAAAAATACCTTTTGTGACTTTAATAAATCTACCGACGCTACCAATTAAACCTTGAAGTTTGTTGCTTATATTGTCAATACTGCTACCGTATTTGTCAGGGTCTCCAAAAGCGTCATCAAGGGCAGCAACTAAAGCGCCGCCGATTTCCTCTCTTGCAGTCTCGGCTTTAGCGGTAAGAATCGCCATTTTGCCAGCAAAAGAGTCCGCTGCTAATGCGGCTTGACCGTTAAACTTTTTAGATAAATAAGTCGTAACCTTATCTAAGTCCATTGTTTTTGCTTCGGCTGTTGTAAGTCCTATATTTAATTTAGCAATTGCGGTGTTCTCTCCAAGCGCCGCCTTGCTCAATGCCGCAGTAACTGAGGCTAAGTCTTTTCCTGAACCGGCTGAGACATCTAAAGCAACTGAAAGTAATTCTTGGGCTTTTTTAGCGTCTAAAGTTGAGTTAACTAATTGGGTGAATGCCGGTCTAAGTTGGTTGTCTAAAACGCCTGTTTGGTTTTGTAAGTTCTGAATAAAACTTGCGGTGTTTATTACTGCATAAGATTGCCCTAAGTTTTGTAATGTTTTAGATAGTGCGCCGGCTGCCTTATCGTCGGCAGCAAAAGCCTTGACCGCACCTTTTCCAAATTTTAAAGTTTGATAAGCACCAAAAGCAAGACCTAAAGCCTTTGCGGACTTAGTTAAAACATTAAGCGACTTACTTGCAGCCTTCGCACCTTTGTCTTTGTAGGTGCTGATAATTGGGATTTCAATACCGGTTGCACTCATGCTGCAAGTCCAATCTTTCGTTTAATGCTTGAATTGAATTTAAAAATTGCGGTGTCTATTGCTTTAAAAGTTGCCTTTGTAACCTTGCCCTGATCTTTAGCAAAAGCGGCATAAAGTAAACGACCTTGGTTTTTTCTACCTCTGCCAATGCTTTCTAATTTTGCTTCGTCGTTAATTGCTGTAACAAACTGATAACCGGCAAAAGGGTTATTGCTGTTATAGTTTCGAGTTGCTCGGTTTCTTACCTTGCCTTTGTATTTGTAAGTACCTTCAAAACCCTGAACAAATGAATCACCGGCAACGCTTTGAATTGGTGAACGACCTTGAGGATTTTTACGACCTGCGGTCTCATAGATTGCGCCTGCGGCTGATCGGTTAAGCAATCGGTAAACATTAACAAAACCTGCACTATTACGGCGTGAGCGTCCTAAAGAGTATGCCAAACCTTTTCTAATTACATTTGGATTGTATTTAGGAAAGCCACGAACCTTGCCGGCAGTTCTTGAAACAACTTGTTTGCCTTGATCTTGCCAACCACTTAACCCAGTAATTTGATCAGGAACTTGACCTTGAGCCTCTTTAACAACTACACGCATTGCAGCGCGAATTTCTTTGTTCATTTCTTTGTAAAGGTCAGGCGCGAATTTCTTTAAGGCTTTTTGAACCTCAACGATACCTTTTACCTCTACTGGCATTTTCCACCTTTTTTGCTCTGTCTTTGAGATAAGCCAATGTTGCTAAGAATAAAGACTTATCCATTTTTAAAAACTCTGAATGCGGTATGCCTGTTTCAACTGCTAGTGAAGCAATCAAATAGGTAAAGTCATACCGCGTCACCCATTTGGGGAGTCGGCGTCCATGATTTCTACTTTTGCAAGTGTCTCAAGGTACTTATCCCCAAATAGAGGAACGGTAATTCCTGCGCGTCTTTCGGCTTCCCATGCTAACCAATAGACATCGCTTTGTCTTTCCTCATCCCTGAATCTTTTATGAAATCCAGTTTTGAAGTTTTGTTCGAATGCGTACTCAAGAGCAGGTGAAATTTCGTAATCTAAAACATCACCTGAAGCCTTGGTGACTCTGAGTTTAATCATTTAATCCCCTTAGAATGTACCTGTTGTTGCAACGGCAACAGCGCCGTTAATAGTAAAGGTTACATCCTGCATTCCAATATCTCCAACTCCGCCGTTAATGTCGGTGGTGTTATTTACTAAAATTGAGAATGTGTAAAGTGGGTTGGTTGCGCCAACGGAAGTTCCTTTTTCCTGTAATAGGACGCAGGTAACTGAAGTTCCCCATGCTGCTTGCAAGGTTGCAAGAACATTGGCTGCGGCGGTGTCATTTAGAAATGATATCGTCACGCTTGAGGCTTCCAAGCCCTTAACAAATTTGTGACCTGTGTCACCCATTGCGGTAACTTCAAGTTCATCAAATGTGCGGTTTAATGTGACGGCGGTCACATGGTCAGAAAGGTCAACGGAATTAACCTTTACGCCGACCTTGTTGTTTAGAAATACAGCCATTGGTTATTCCTCATCTTTCTTTGAGACTGGTTTTGGCTTATCTGTTTTTGCTACTTGCCCGACTTTTTCAAGCCAAGCCTTGTCCTCTGAAGGAACATCTATAATTTCGCTCATTGTTTAACTCCAACTTGTCATGATTGAGACGGACATATCGCTTGTAAGCATTTCTCCGGCAACACCTGACAAAACAGTTGGTGCGGATACATTGCCAACACTTATTTTTAAAGTGGTTGAGGCTGCTAATTTATTAAACACTCCAACAACCATGCTTTCGATTCCATTTAGATTGCCTTGATTATCTAACATTGGAACAATCATTACTATTTTAAAATTAACCTTAGGTGCAACACTTGAGTAAATGTTATTGGACGGTTCAATATAAGGGTCATCCGGTTGAACAATTACTGAGTTTGCAATTGGGGTGGCAGGTGGAAAGGCGAATACCTGCCACACCCCGGCGCTTTCAAGCGCCGTCGCAAGTGTTGACCTGAGAGTTGTAACGGCAACTGTCATTTAGCCAACCAAACTATTTGGTGAAAGATGATTCGCAATGAGTCCTCTGATTCTTGCGGTGAGCGTGTTGCCCATTCTATAAGGACTTGGTTGAAAGTCCGGAGAAATTCCACCAGCGTTTGAAGCCTGTCTTGCTTGCCAAATATCGACTGCAATCATGGCGCTCGCTTGTCTAATTTCGGGAACTGTTGCATAGTCAACATTAGTTGCCGCAGAAATTGTTCCGTAAGGTCTAACAACTCTTTTAGTTTCTGCTGAGACATGACTAATGGCATAAGATATTGAATACTCTGTTATTGCTGTTACTGTTTTGTTGCCACCGTTATAATGTGCGGCTACATTTTCTACCGTTACTGTTTCGCCTAATTGTATGTTATGTTTTTGATCTGTATAAATAGTTGCTAAAGTAGTTGTGCATTCTCTTGCAATTACATTGTAATCATTAAACCACAAATAGCCTTTGACTATATTTTCGGCAGCCTGAGCCACTTCCTCCACAACTGAATTAGAGTATAAAGTTCCAATTCCAAGTAATGTCCGAAGTTCCGCTTGCGTCACATAAGTAGCCGGCAATTTATTAACCTTTCTTAAAGTGAAGGGGCGAAGGCTTCCAACGCCCCTTCACGCTTGATTCCTATAAAGGAAAGTTTATGCAACCATCCACTTGTAAGCACCGGCAGCAACTTTGTTAGCGATTGCGCCATAGCCATAATAAGCAACTTGAATTTGTCCTGTTGAGATCAAGTTGGTCTCTAAGCGGTACTTGCTTGACTCGTACCATGTGAAAGAGTCAGGGTTTAGAACGATCATTGAAGCATCGCCTGTTCCTGATAAGTAGCGAGATACACGAAGGTTTAATCCACCAATGTTTCCGCGAACATTTGTTGGTGTCAGATTTCCTGAAGCGTTCTGAGGATTAATTGTTTGTGTAAATACTGCACGATTTGAACCATCTACTAGACCCATCAATGCACCCCATTGCTCAGGTGAAACAACGATATTTTGAGCAAAGCCCAAAGTTCCTGAGTAAATAGATACTGCTGCGTCTGAAATAAAGTCTTGGATGTTTGCTGCTGACATTGTGCGGTTTCCGCCGTCTGTTGCAACCTGAGCAATTACGTTTCCAACTGCTGCGTCTGTTGCTTTTGCATAAGCAAATTCCATTTGACGTACTAATTCTGAGAAGAACGCTGGAGACGATCTGTCGAGAATTTCTGTCGAGAAGGTCTGCTGTCCAGCATATTTTTTGACTGAAACGCTCAAGAAGGAAACGTTTTGGTCTGTATCAGATGGTGCTGCGCCTTCGGCTGTCTCTGCAACTGTTGGTGCTTGAGTTAATTTAGGAATTTCAAATGTCATACCTGCGTCAGGTAGTGCGCCACTTGAGATTGAGTCGATAAATGGACGATCAGCATTTGAAAGAGGATTGATAACCTCAGTTAGTTGACGAGTAGGAACAAGTCCTGCGTTGTCAGTTGTGTCTGCTGCTGCTGCTAGATATTGACGAGCCTCGTCATCATTTAGATATGTTGCACGAAGTGTGTTCTCTAGGAATTTTTCCTTTGTGAACTCAAGGCGTGGCTTTGTGTAAATTGGTGCTGCTACTGTTGGGCGAGAGGCTTCAACCGCAGGGGTCTCAACTACCTCACTTGCAACAGGTGTATCAGGTGTTGTGTTTTCCACAATTTCCTCATTTTCTGTTTTGGTTTCGGTTGGTTCTGCCTCTGCGTTTGACGCAGCGACTGAAGCGACGCCGGCACTTGGAAAAGCCGCAGCCTGAACAAGGCTGACTTCCATGAGACGGGCGGCACTAACTCTATAAATTCCGTTACTGTTTTTTCCTTTTAATACTTCAACTCCAACACTCAAGCCGGAACGAAGGTTTTCGCTTGCCTCAATAAGGCTGTCAGTTCCCCGAGTTGTATTGCTAACTTTAAACTCAGCGTAAATACCTGAGTCATCCTCGTCAACCTTTTTCATTCTACCAATTGGAGATTTTGGGTCATGCTCAAGTAATAATTTTATTTTACTTGGGTCATCTATTTGAATTGAACCTTTTTCAAAAATTACTTTACCAACTGAAGTTTGCCCGATTTCATTTTCAAACGGCACAATCTTGCCAGCAATTATCCGACGAGACTCTGAAGCCTCTAAATCTGCACTAAAGTTAATTATTTCCATTGGGTGATAATTCCTCCATTTCTCTTGCTTCCTCAACAGTAATCAAATTGAGTTGAAGCATTTTCTCAATGACTGTTAATCTTTCTAATGGGTTTGCTCTTAAAAAT